GAGTTATTCCAGCTATTTAAACGCGCTTCTGGGGTATCGCCGTTAACGCCAAACTTTTCTAAAAGGGTGTCAAGGTCTTTGCGGGTAGCTTCTGACGCACCCTCACGGCTGGCGAGAAAGTTCTTTAGTTCTAAGAAATGATGCCCAAGCTCATGGATGAACGTAGACAGATCGGCGCGGCGTGTTAATCCGATTGTGGCTGTTTCGGGATTATAGGTGCCTCGTTGGTCTTGGCCGTAGGTTCCTCGTCCGGCTTGTTCAACCCCGCCAGTAGCATCGGCCCCAGCCTCGCGCGGTATAATTCGATCTGCTTCATTACCTCGGGAGGTATGGGCGAAGCCTTTTGCAACGGCTTCGCTAATGTTGCCTTTTTCATATTCACCTTTCAATGCAGACAGAAGAGTCTCTTCTAAGTCCTGTTTATCATTATACGCGTATTTATTAGCATCTGCTACACTTATTTCTTTGGCGTTACCTTTACCGAAGCTATTATCCAGTACCGTTACCTTTACTCGTGGGTCGTCTTTATAGTCTTCGGCTATGCGCTGTACGGTATCGGCAGAACCAATATGCGTTGAAGCATGAGCTTCAATAGGCACCGTGCGTCCAGTACCGAAGTTGCGCTCTTGTTTCATAGCTCGGGGCAATGCGCCATTGACAAGCGCGTCTACTGCATGCCGTACAGTCAGTATGATATCCACGGTTTTCCCAGCATCAAGCGCTTGTTCGACTTTGGCTTTTGAGCTGTCGTAGGTACTCATGTTGGTATCGTAAACTATCTGGGCTCCCCCCACAGCTTCAGGCATAGCTTTCAACAACGCGCTGGTTTTACCCGCGCCTGTACCCCCCGCCGTGAAGAGTACCGTAGGTAACTCACCCTCTTTCGGTGCCTCTTGCAGTTTTGCTGCGTATAAGTCCTTTACGAACTGGCTAGCTGGTCCATGCACTGCGGCCGATAGCGAACGGTCTTTCAAATAGTGTGGTGATAATTCACGCGCTACGTCGGTATTGATAATCTTGCCGCCAAGTGCATCTGGCCGTGTGTTGTACTCGGCTACGGCTTTACTAAAATCTTGCAGTTTATCCGTAAGTGCCCTACCTATATCCTCAGAGTTTAAACCTTTTGGCGTTTGTTGGTTGTAGCTACGATCACCACCGAGTACGCTCTGCACGTCGAATGGCTTAAGAGCGAATAGCTCGGAAGCTTTCATGCCTTCTTTGGCCGCTTCATTCACGTAAGCCGCCGTTGCGATCTTGGCGTAAGTACTACTTACGTCATTCCGGTACATGCTGGTTTCTTTTATCTTTTGCAGAATGGTATTTTCTACCAGCTTATTATCCGCGCTAGAAGCCTCGTCCTTAGAAGCTGACTGAATTATCCTGTCGGCTGTCTCACTCATCGTTTGTTGCTGCTTAGACTTTTCGTCGAGCATTTGCGCGTATGTCAACCCGTCTGGTGAAGTCTTGAGGTCGTTGATAATAGACTTCTCGGCTGGGTCGCCAGCCAAGTGGGTAGCGTAATCGGCAATAGAAATTTTTACGTCACCATTAGTACCAAGCGCTTCAGGTAACTGGCGCGCTACGTCTGGCATTTTCTGATTTAATACCGCGTCGCTCCAACCTGCCTGATCTAATGACTCAGCAAGCTTCTTAGCGGGTACATAGACTTCGCTGGTGCCGTCCTCGGTCATCTTAGCTACAAACTGGTTGAAGGCTTCAGGGGAATTCTTGCGTAGCTCACTAGCCTGAGCCAAGGCCGAAATATCCATCATAGACTCATGGCCTTGCTGAGCTTGTTCGATTTTACTAGTTAGGGCTGCGTGATCTTGCACGGCGTTTTGGTACTCAGAGTAGTCGTGAGGGTTATGACCCATACCAACGCTCAAGAAGGCATTGGTTAAGCCTCCTACTACGTCAGCCGTTGGACTCCAAGGTTGTTGGTCTTCACTGGTAAGGTTATGCGCTGCCCGTTGCGCTTCAGTTAACGCTACTCCCGTAGGGATACCCGTCAGCCCCCTAGTTAAGACGCTACCTTGTGAGCCAATCGGCATGGATAGGGTCAATAGCGTAGACAGCATTTCTTTAGTCGCTTCTTTAGAAGCTAACCCCGCGTCACCCGTTTTAGCATAGACATCAGAGTACGTATTAGTCGCACTATCCGCTATTGGCAGCCAAGCCGCTTTTGAAGTATTACCAAAGGTATTAGCTAGGATGGTAGAGATTTTAGCAGACACCTCACCCGCTTTAGCTGGGATACTTGCGGGGCCAGTAGTGACCATTTCACCGAGCATTACCGCGGTATTACCGAGGGCCTGAGCCACTTGATTGCCTAGAGGGGCATCACCTGTAAGCGTAAGGCGCTGTATATCAGCATTAAGCCCTGCTGTCACTGCTTGCCGCTGACTAGCGGGAGTTAGGTACCCTAGGGTATTTTCCCCAAACTTTGTAAGATTCTTCTGCCCGATAGCGATACCCGATAAGGCTGACGAACCTAGGCTTTTAATATCATCCCAAGCGTCCGAGGGGTTAGCCAAAGCTCTCGCCGGATAGCTGGCTAGCATGCCTACCGCTTTTTCGATACTGCCTAATACGTTGGCGTCTTTCCAGCCTACATCGGCGTTAGCCTGATCTGTCAACCAAGCTCCCGTTTTGGGAGAATTTGCCGTAATGGTATCTGCGTTGTTTTGTTGCAACGTAGCGTCTGTCTGCGCGCGGTTAACGTCGACAATCGAACCTTTGTCTACATTTAAAGCGCGTGCTGCATTCTGACGTTTGGCTTCTACGGTAGGGTCAGTCAAAGACGCACGGTACAATGCTGCGTGAAGCGCATCGGTAGTTGCCCTCGGTGCTGCTTTAGCCATAGCATCAAAGTCATCTACAGGCGCAGCGGGGGGAGCTACAGGCGCAGCGGGTACATGTGTAAGCCCCGCTTCTTTAGCCATTGCATCGAAATCATCAGTAGCCATTATTGTCCTTGAAGTGTTTGTGAAAGGGCGCGTTTACGCCATGCAGTCTGAACCTGCGCGTCAGTCAAAGGTTTACCATTTATTTTGCTGGATGAGGTTTGTAGTTTTTGAACCCAATCGCTTGGGGGTCCTTGGTAAGCTGGCGCAGGGCTTGGCGCGTACCAGTGGTTTTCACCATACGTTGTATTAGCACTGGCCGCAATAGCCCGTTGGTCATCTGGTGTTGGTGCCTTGCCCGGATGCTGTGCTTGCCAGTCCATGAGTGATGACTTAACGAAACCTTTGAAGGCGTCGTTATTAGCCTCCGTGATGTTCTTTTTAAGACCCGCGGGCTTGGCCGCTTCTAGGATATCATCGTCCAGTTCCAATGGTTTTTGTTGCTTGACAACGGTATCGAATTCGTCGATGACTTTAGCTGTTAGCGCTGGGCCGATAGTAGGGCCGTATTTTCCCCATATCTCGGCATGGGATTTAGTCGCCAGAGTTGGGTCCGTAATCGCGCCGTAGAAAGAGGCCATAGCTTGAGGTGTTTTGTACTTTGCAGCTTCGGCACGGTTGGCGTCTTCATCTTTCCAGTTTTGCATTTCGTGCGCATGCGACGTTTGTGACCATGCAAATTGTTTTTGACTTTGCCCGAACTGCACATCCTGACGATTCTGCATTATGTCTTGCCGTTCGTCAGTTCCCATGTAGTCGTAAACTTTAGACTGTTGCATCGGTGTTAAACTTTGGAATTGTTGTGAACCTAGTACAGCGGCTTTGGCTGCTACAGGGTTACCACTCTGGTGGTACAGCATAAGTACACTACCTTCGGCTTGCGCTTGCGCTTTGTCATTGGCCTGTTCTAGGTTATTAAAAATAGTCTTAGCTGCATTGTATGCACCGGGTGTGGTAGCGCTTTTAGTAAGCGTCAATTCCACTTCGGTCAATGGTTTACCAGAAGCTATCATCGACTGGGCTTGTACGGCAAGCTTCTGCCCTTCAGCAAAGTCATTCGCAGGTTTTAATCTATCCGCAAATGCTTGTTTTTGCTGATCGGTGAGTAGATTCCCCGCAGCTGCGAAAGTGGCGTTGGCCGAAGCGGTATCGTTATTAGCTAGCTCATGCGTCAGTATCTTAGAATAAAAGTCACTGCGTAATGCCGCAAGCCCTTGGCTAAGCATATCGGGGTCACTGACCCCCAGCCGCACCATTTCCTTGGCATAGGTGTCTTCTAAACTCAGCATGGACTGGGCCACGACGTCGGGTTGTGTGTAACTGGCCATAGCGGTGGCTTCTATCGCCCCCAGCCGATCGATATAGACTTGGCCTCGGAATCTGTATGCTTCACCCATAGCGTAGCTTATACGCCCGGCGTCGAAGGCTACCGCGCGTCGTGCGGCTATCTGCTGGAATTGTGCTTTTTGGGCTGGTGTAGCTAGGCTATCAGTAATGCTCTGCACACTGCCTTTGTACTGATCCTGCGAATTCTGGTTAAAGTCTGTCATCAGAACGCCACCACCTTTTATACCGCTATACTCAGTCTTGAGGTCTAGCTCTTTTTGCATTAACTGCGTTTCAGCGTCAGTCGTTTTTAGCTGGTCGAGCTTGGCTGTTTCCTGCGCGGCCATTTGCGATATCTGTTGGCCTTGTGATATCTGCGCTGCGTCTACCGCGTCGGGGGTATAAGAAGCCACACCGCTGCTAGGCTGTGGCGTTACCCGTTGGAGTTCGTCTGGGTTAGGAAGTAGAGCCATGCTTAACCCCCATTCGGTCTATACGAAAAATCAGTACTACTTTCTAAGCTAGGGATACCACCACCGCTATTAGGTGCCGGTGTACTGCCCCATGTATTGGCTAGTTGGCTACCGCTATTTAAAACAGTAGATATAGCTTTCATGCGCCCCGCTGCGGCGGCTTGTTTACCGCTGTACTTAGTAGCACTAGCTTTATCTGTCATGTCACGGGCATTTTCATTAGCGTTATACATACGGGTATCAGCGGCCAGTTCACCCTCGCCGTGTATGCCTTGCAGGATTTTAACTACCGTGGGGTCGAGTGCGCCCCCTCCGGATGCGGCTGCTACCGCTATCGCGCGAGAAGCGATCAAAGCGGATTTACGTTGTTCATCCTGCGCTAGCTGAGTTCCTTGCGCTACTTGCTGACCAGCATCCTGACGTAACTGCGCAGCCTGATAATTGGCTAAGCGTTGCTGGTCTTGACCTTGGTTATTCTGTCCTTGCGCCGTTAATAGCGTGCCAACTACCCCGGTAGCCAGTGGCGCAAAGGATTGCATTTGATCGGTCATTTATTTACCCTCACCATCATTTCACGGTTTTCATTTTTAAAGCCCGTAGACTCAAAGCCGAAGTGTTTGCCGAAGGTTTCTGAAGTTATCTGTTCAGGGTCCGGGTACGAAACTACGATACTATACCTCTTAACGATTTCTAATACCATACGGCACGCGCGGATAATATCTTTTTTATACGGTTTCATCGGCTCGCGTATCTCAGAGAACAAAACCATCATATTATGTACGCGGTAGACGCCACCTAATCCGACGGGTTTACCGTCGAGTCTTGCTATCACCGCGCGGCATGAATACAGCGGCGCTTGCCCGTAGAACTCGCTTACATCCTCTTGAGTAGCGTAACTAAGTTTTATTTTACTTGGCATTTACTTCAAACACCGCAGTGGCCGCTACTACCGTACAAGGCCTCGGCGCATTTGCTACTAGGCATAATCGTGCGTTTGTGTCGAACACACCATTAAATTCCATAGATTCTAGGTCATAATCCTCCCAGATGTAGTTAGCGTCAACTACGGCGCCCTGTTCCATTTGTGGTAAGTCATCCATAGTGGTGTAATCCTGCCCATACAAGAGGCCTTGGGCATGGGTATCAGCGAGTAGCAAGCCGAGCGAATTAATCTTTTTACGCAGGTTAAGGTCTTTCATCTTTACGCTGCGGTACTTGGCTTGATAACCTAACCCAACGACGGCTACCGATACTGCTTGTGGCAGCACTATCGCACCGCCTGTCACTAGGTACGAGCCTTGGTCCTTACCATCGGCCCAGCACACTACCGTACGCGCTTCTAGGTGGCTTAAACCGGATAGGGTGGCCGTTGGTGCGCCACTGTAGTAAACGAAAGCGTCTGCTTGCTTATTGGACGTGCCACCGACGCATTCGCTTTGCTTGGCCCACTTCTCCAAGTAGCGTACTGTTACACCACCAACAGTGCGTGCTACGGTGTAATAGGCTACATCCTCCTCGTCACCCGGCAAGGTGACAACGTCTTCGATAACGCCATCCGTTACGATTGTCACCCAAGCCTTTACGTCTTCGGTTTTATCAAAAACGATCATCGCTACCGTACCGTCGCTACGTACAAAATGCAGCCGTGTATCCGGCCGACGTTGTACTGCGATACGCAGTAACGCTGGCAGACCTATTTCAGGGCAGATAGCCGTTAAGTCTTCAGCGCTGAAGGTAAGGTAATACTGGTCCATCACCATTTCATAAACCCGTGAGCCTGAGCGATCTACGAAGACCGCTGAGGTGTCAACCTTGGCCGCTTCTACACTCTTAGAACCACGGCTAGTGGAGGCTTTCAAGTTGAAATTGGTAGGTGTTAACGGCTCGCCCAGACTTGATGACCTGCACGTATACTCCGCGCCTTGGGCACCCATTAAAAGCTGTTGCGATTCCAGTAGCCAGTTGATCGTATCTACTGGCCCGAAGCCAATTGATCGGTTTATCGGGCCAGAATCGCCCACTGTCGAGTCGTCAAAGTTAGCATAATCATCAGACACTGAACCAATTACTTTATCCTTACCCGCCCACCAGACACGGCCTTCATATAATCCAACGGCTGAAGGATAGCCGCGACGTGGCGACCATGAACCTTCTAGCCAGTTGACCGTAGCTGTCAAAGCACCGAAATCCTTTACCACTTGAGCGTATACCGCGGTAGGTGAAGTGTACTGCGTAATACGCGCGATACCCCGAATAGTACCCGCGCTATAAGCCAATGAGACCGTAGCAGAGCCACTGGTATAACTGGCGGGTTTAATACCTATGCGATAGTAGATAATCTGATTGTCGAGAGTATCGTTCAATGTCGTACTTTGGTTCGTAGTGTAGCTAGAAACATCTACCCATGAACCGATAGAGCCAACGGAGCGCTGAAGCGTTATAGTACCTACCCATGTGCCTGTGACAGTTATACCAAATACACGGCCTGAGCCTATACCCGTAACGCGAATGGGGTCGGAGTACAAGTCTGCTCCCGCAATTACGTCCGATACCGTCTGCCCTGTCGAGTCGATAGCTATCAGCCCACCGACATTGGTTGATTGAAAGAATGCGGCTGAGGCCGTAAGTGTGATATCCCCTTTAATTGCATTCGGTGCGATGGTAATGGGTGAGGTATTCTCTACCCTGAATGGTCCTAAGTTTGCTACGTAGTCGACTACTGACCATGAGGTAGTAGACCTGCGTTCAATACGTATCTGACGGATGCCTGAGCAAGCGATAAAAATAACATCGCCAGACTGTTTGTACCGTATGTTTGGTAGGTCGTTAACGCCCCAAGGCGTTGCCAAAGTCATTACTCCGGCTGGCGCTATTACGCATGAGTCCACGTAAGTGGTGGCACTTATGCGAGACATGAGTCTGACGTAGACATTCGCACCCGATGGGGTGAAAGCCAATGAATGCACACCGGGGCGAAGTGTAGTCTCATTGATAAGATCATCCGTACCAGCAGCGGTACTACCTACCCGCAGGATGCATTCACCATACGTGACTGTAATATTTAGTGCATGTTCTTTACTGAAGTCGCCGCCAGCTACCGTTACCGTCTGGTCGCGTATCGCTGCGGCATTACCAGTGCCAAGGAGCAACATATAACCGCCTGTACCCCATGACGATACCCCACCCGCTTCATCGTTATCCGTCCAGCTAGTGAGGTTGGTATCGAAGGTGCCGTTGGCGATCGCAGTTGCGACTGCAACTCTGGTTACTAAGGCCTCGCTGACGCGCATACGTAATACGTTGGCTGTTAGTTCTACGAGGGCCGTATCGGTAGTAGAGAAGATAAAAGGGAGTTGGCGTGAGAAGTTATTACCCGCGATACCGCCTAGGTATTGAAGGCCGGGGCGTAATGACATAGGGCCTAAAACTCTAGGCACCCAATTTTGTTGCTCTTGTGCACTCATCGACACCCTCTTGATATCGACGCGACCAAGTGCTAACTTGCTGACTACACCGCGATTAAACGCGAGTAGTGATACCTCTTCTTTAGCCATTTTTTATCCTAGGAGAGAGCCCCGGTTGCCACCGTCGCGGCGGTTAATACTGCCTTTTTGCCTCGCTCTTGACCAATTGCCTTGTGGTAGGAACTTGGTACCTTCTTCTAACGCATCTTTTGAACGAGCGTCGCGGAAGGCTTGTACTAATTCTTTCTTCATGCCGCTAAGGTCTTCGCCTGATATCCTAGGACCGGCTTTTACAGCTAAGTAAAGCTGCACAGCGTTCACGAATGTCTGGGGCCACATTGCCATATTACTGCCATAGCTGACGTCGTCGCTTACATAGGATACATAAATCGGATTAAGATCAGCGTACCAGTTACCAGCCTCTTCGGTGTACTGATTTAGTGGTACGTTGAAATACTCATCTTGGCACATGGCGTATAGCCGCACGAAGTCTGTAGGTTGAGTGAACTGGTTCTTAAACCCGAAAGAAGCTACAAAGCCAACGTTGGGTACGAACTTGGCCGTGCGCATGGCGAATTTCCAGAAACCTTGCTGAAGACACGCAGCTATCGCCCCATCCCACTGGGCATCTAGCGCCCGTCGAGGTTCCCGATTCTCAGTGAGAGAAGCTAAAGGTCGCTCTTTTAAGTTGTAAAGAGCGCCGTTATAAAGCGACAATTGCGTGGTCATGGTATTACCCCGCGGTGTTAATGACGTAACTGGCTAACCACTTAGTAGCATCAGCTTTTGACGCAAAATTTTCTTTGATTACCTCTCTATCCGATTTTCTGATTACCCTAGCTCGGGTGTTTTGCGTCCAGTCTACTGTATACTCGCCTAACTTATCCTGTATATCCGCGCTAGCGTCGTCCTTAGCATTAGGGATACTTTCAGATAATTCGTGAAAACGTAGTATGGATACCTTAGCCCAGTTTCGCGCACAGGATATTACCATCACTTCAGCGAAGTATGTGCCTTCTTCGTCTACAACCTCAATTCTATCGGTAGGGTGCAACTTTGCAGCGGTGTGCGCCCAGAAAGCTGGGTTCTTAATATCGTCAAAGGGAGTGCCGTATGGTAATGTTACTGCGAATACAGAGCGTACGTACTCGGCTTGGTTTAGTTTATCCTGCATTAAAGCCATTTGATATTCTCCTAGAATAATGGGGCACTTAGTTAAGTGCCCCATTAGTATACATAACTCTCTACTAAAATACTACTTAGTTGGAGTTAGTACCTGAAGCTACTGTAGTAGAGTCACTTAAGTCTACTGCACCCGGTGCTGTCGTACTAACAGTAATCACCACGTGTGACGACACGATATTGGATGCGGTATTGCGGTGTAGTAAAATGTCGCCCACTTTCATACCGCGATTACCCCCATCAGTGATAAAACCCGTTACTTGCACCGTAGCGCCCGCATCGGCTGAGTTGTGTGTCCATTGTTGCCCAGCGCCCGTCATAGGGCTTTCGGTAACTAAACACAAATTTGCTGGTGTATAAGCCATGATTTAATACTCCTTTATTTAATTTGGTTGTAAATTATAGTGCTGCGTAAGCTGAACCGTCATGGTTTAGAACCACGACACCGGCGTTTTGCAATAATTTAGAACCAGTATACATTGACGTACGAGCGAATGAATAGTCTTGCTCTTCATCACGGCCTACTGAGGTAGCAATGCCGCCTGAGTTAATCGCATTGCCGATAGAGTTCTTGTGATACAAGAAACATTTTTCGGCACTGGTACCCTTGCCAGGCAAGTTAGGATGCACAATGAAGTTCACTCCTGCCCAACGGTACATGGTCAATGCGCCATCAAATGGTTTGTTGCTCACGTAATCTACTGACGCAAACTCTTTAGTTTGCATTAGGTATGCGTGGAAAGCTGGTGTGATTAAAGCTGAGATATTGCCATCCAATGGGATTGCGTTGTTACCTAAGACTGTTAGGCCCCACATCACCATGCTCAAGCTAGCTGTATTAGCTGCGCCAGTGTCTTGGGTAGCGGTATTTAACTCGCCGATAATGTCTTGGTCAAGTTTACGGTTAACTACACCCATTGAAGTTTCTTGCATGATACGGCGTTGATCGCCTTGTGATGCAAACACGTTGAAACCTGATTTACGACCCAAGTCATGCCACTCAACAAGAGTAGCTGTGTATTGATCGTTAGCATCTGCACGTGCTGGGATTAAACCGTTAAGGCCACGTGTTACGGCTGTAGCATTACCTGAGCCAGCTACCAAAAATACGGCGGCGTTGCCCTTAATTTCAGTTTCAGTGGTAACGGTGTTACGCACTAGGGATTGGTTCTGCTCAAATGCGGCGATAAACTCGGCGCGGTATTGCGTTTGAAAGGCTGAATCTGTAGACATGATTGATACTCCTTAGTTAATTGATATAAATTACATATCAGCTAGTTTGGGGTATCCTTGGCTTCATATCTGACGGGTGCCTCTTACGAGATCGTCCAACAAAACATTAAAGGGGCCGTGCTTGCTGGTGTTACTAATTCAGCACGGTACCCCTTTTAAAATAAAATACAACTATTATTTCATTTTTTCTTGCACTGTTATTAGATCACGGTACCGAGCTTGATTCTTCTCGGCTAGTGGACCTTTCCAGTAGTCACTGGTTTTGTCGCCCATCATCTTAGTAAGACCTGCCAACTCTGTTTCAATCGCTGCTGCGGCATTGGTACCAGAACCCGGTACGACGGTAGCCACCGGGTTAACTTGTCGCGCTAGGTCAGCCAACCAGCGCAAGGTATCTGGATGTGAACCTAATGGCGTGCCATCGGCCAAGCGTGCGCCCGCCAGTAAATCGGGTACGCTGCCGGGGGCTGTTTCAAGTAAGCCCTTAATCAAGCTCTTGTTTAGTTTGGTTTCTGGCCCCCAGACTTCGCGCAAGGCTTCTTCACCCGTTTCTTTGGCGTTGTAGTCTAACTGATTGCGTGCTTCGATTTGCTTTTCCTGCTCTTTGAAGTACCAAGCCAAGCTGCTCTTGACTTGCTCTGGGCTAAGATTAGCGTCCAGTGCATTTTTCAAGAAGTCATCGACGACTGGTTTATCGGCTTCGCCAATCACTAATCCGTCTGGTAGCTTCGTGTCGTAGTCTTCTGCCTTGGCTGGAATACCATTCTCAGTACGCCACTCAGCTAACTGCTCTGGGGTAGCGTCTTTAGGTAAGGCGCTCTTCATTGTGCCACTGGCGATTTTATTCTGCGCAGCGATCAGCGCCTCGGCCATTGAGTCTACTGAAGTATAACGCGCTAGGCGTTTTTCCAGTTTCTCGTCACCTTTTGCAATTCGGGTACGGATGGTGGCCCAGTCATCTACCGTAGCCGCGACGTCATCCTTACCGGTGTCTTCGTTTGTGGTAGCGGCCGTGGCCGTGGCTTCTGTGGTATTTGTTCCGGTACCTGCGGTATTTGTTTCAGTGGTAGCTGCCGTTGAGTCAGTGGCGGTAGCCGTTGTCGTTGTCGTAGTTGCTGCGGTATTGGTTGCCGTTGTTGCGGGGGTATCGGTAGCTGTTGCTGCCGCGCCCGTGTTTTCGTCTGCCATTTTTAATGCTCCTTGGTTGTGGTTTAATTATCTTTTAATGCACTTAAATTAAGTGTTATCAACTTTACTATCTGCAAACCAACGCCACGTTTACCTGCGGCATAGGCACTTTCCATAGGGTCAGTCCTGAAGGTATTCTGGTAGGTTTCTGACGCTGAATAGATTATCCAGTTTATTGCGCGTTGTTGCTGCGCTGGGCTGGCCTCACCACGGACAAGGGCTTGTAAAGCCCCTGCGTCTGCGATCTCCCAGTCGGCTGGGTAATCCGCACTACGACGGATTACCCTTTTAGATGTAGCAACTCTTTTAGGCGTAGTAGCTTGTTTAGGCGTAGTCATTATTTACATCCCTTGGGTATTCTCAGTAAGACTTGAAGGATTACGGCCTCCTTGGGGTGCGCCTTCGTGTAAGGTCTTGACAACATCGGCTCCTTGTTGCATGGTCGAGAGCAATTGAGCGGATTGTTGCTGCTGTTTATCGGCATCAACAAGTTTTTGTACTTCACCCTCACTGCGTGTCCAAGCCGCAGGGACGCCTATCGACTTGAGTACGTCGCGTAAAGCTTTACTCGCGTCAATGATATGCACTGCCGTAGGGTCAACCTGCACAGTCTGTGCCAGCATTTGACCAGCTTCGATAAAACGTTGACCTTTCTCGCGCTCTACAGCATCGTGCAATGGGGATTCGAAAGCAAACTCAATCTCTTTACCACGAAGCTCGGTAGGCATGTCCATCGGTGAACCGAATGCGCCAGCCCGTAGCATTTTGTTAAAAGTAATTTCACAAAGAGGGGCGTTGTACTCAGTTTCCATTGGCTCAAACAAGGGCATGGCTTGACGGATATACTCCTGAATCCGCTGTCCGACTTCATAAGCCGTCATATCATTCCCTGCTTGAGGTAAAGCGATCTTATTTAGATAGAAAGCTTCAGCGATCATTTCACGGGTGTCCTTGGTCATTTCTAACCCAAGTGTAATGCCGCTCTTATCGTTGGTAATTGGCCGTAGTACCTCGCCAAGACGCTCGTCGTAATCACTATCTACAAAAGTTATACCACCCGCATAGACATTGATATCACCCCTGATAGCTTCTTGAGTAGCCAATAGAGGTGGGCTGACGGCCTTTTCACCAGCTTCAAGCAATACGGCTGTCATGGCCTGTATCAAACGTGCGTCTGGCAATGCTGCTACCGTAGCGGGAGAATAGGCGTACTGAGAGCCTGAAACAGTCTGCCAGCGAGGTATTCCGTACTCCTGTTCGAATACTCCAACCTCTTCGATAATGGCTTTGTGATCAATGTCGATATAAACTGACTTGAATTTGGTCTTTACTTTAGCCCCGTACTCGCATTGGTCAGCGGGTAGGATTACGTGCCAGACATTAGTTTCAGCGTAGGGGTCTTTTTCAAGCTTGGTGATAATATCCGGGTGCAATTTGTCACGTCCGAATGTTGAAGCTAATAGCCGTGCGGATGGTTTCCAGCGCCGATAGACGGTTTCTACCCCACCCCCTTGGTCTTCTACCCAAGCCATATCCCGCAAGTGCCAGCACCGGTATAGCATGCCCGTAGCTGTAGGGTTAAGCGTTGTCTGAATGGCGCACTGCCCAAATGTAGCAAAGTCGTGGTCGCCCTCTTTAGTAGCCCGTACGAACTGGCTACTCTTATGGTACATGGCCCGGCGCATACGGCCTTCAGCCCATTCAATCCATTGCCTTGCTTCGACACCAATGGTATCCCAATTGTCTGTCGTGCGTATGTGGTACCAGTTTTTGCTTGACGGCCTGAGCATAGCGCCAAAGGCATTGCCCAGATCACGACGTGCCAGTACCGGATAACTCGTCATAAGGTGATCGGCAAAGGTGTCGCCCATATTGCGCGAAGCCGTGAAATCAGCCCGTTCAGGGTAGAAGTTCTCAGCAAGCGCTTGCCATAACGTCATTAACGCCGTACGTTTACTGAAGAGCTGTTCACCTTGTTGCTGAAGGTAGGTAGGTAAGTCCACTTAATTGCCACCTAATGTTTGGCTGTCACTAGTATCGCTAAGGATTGTACTAGCGCGACCACCACGTGATTGTTGCGCTAGAAGCGCTTGGCGTTTTGCCGCTAGTGTGGCCGCAGAATCTTCTGTCGGCATGACTGTCGGCGTTGAAACTTGAGGCGCATACTGTTTAGGGGTATCCGGCCTGTTCATCATGCCACCGATTACTGAAACACCTGCGGCAATTAACGGTATAAAAGGGACTACTGCGGCCATATCATCCTCCTAGCATATCTGATAAAACTGTTGAAGCTACGCCGCCGCGTTGTTGCGCTGCGGCTTGCGATCTTTTCTTTGCCATGTCTGTTACTGTCGTGTCCTCGACAGGAATGACTTTTTGCGCTGGTATCGGCGCTTGTGCTTGTTGTTTTTGTCCACCACCAAACATGCCGCCCATATCAGCCTCCTAGTACACCAGAAGACGCCACAGCGCCACGTTGTTTTCTTTTGTTCATTACATCACTCAGGATAGAGTCTAAACCTTCTGAGTCTGCTGTTGTATCAAGTCCTAAGTCTTTACGTATCTTTGCATTGGTCGGTGCGTCGGTGGAAGGTGTTGTGGCGATTGGCGTAGAGGCCCCGACTGTCATACCACTCAAGCCTAAATCTGGCCCTGCATTGCCTCCCCCTACAGTAATCGCTGGACCTTTATTCGTACCTAATACCGAGCCAAGTACAGAATTAGGTGGAGCTACGTATCCGGGGTCACCCGGTTTTTTTTGTACTTTACTGCTCGCGCTTACCGTTGTAAACATTATTTTCTCCCAACCCTGCCTAAGTTAACCTTCGGTACACTATGCTTATTTTTCCAACCACCCTGCACATTCGCTTGTTTTAGTCCATCCCACCAAGCCATTACCACTGCGTCACCCTTATCCGGTGATCGGCCTAAACGTTTAACCAAGTCGGCCTTTGGCTCAACCTGTATACCGTTAGGGCCTATCTTGTAGCTTGGTGCACATAAATCGGCCACTAGCTCGGGGTCTTCAGGCAACATTATCGGTGAACCTTGTTCTTGTGAAGGGTCCAGCGCTTCACGAAACCGCCAGTAAGCTTCAGCCCGTACATTAAAAAAAGTTATCTGCTTGTCTACGGTACGCCTATTGGATTGCTTAACACCCATGTAACTCGCCGTATCAATACCATTTTCTTTTAGGTGCGCGTAAGCATCCCCACCCCAGCCACCCCCGATATCAATAATTACTTTGGCGCTATCTCGTCGGCTGGTAATTACCAGCCCCGCAACGGTCTTGCCATCCGGTGTGAGTTTACCTGCTACTACTTTGAGCGGAGCATACCAGCCGTCGTAGCGAATTGCAAGCACTGTATTATCGGAGTTACCACTCCACATTGTACTCCCGCCCCGACGGACCATTATCGTTTTTAATGGTGTAGATACACAGTACACCAAACCCTCATAGGGTACTCGTTGTACTTTTTCTTTGTCTATGTAAGCTTCTCGGCCTTGAGTTTCTGTAACGGTGTAGCAATCCTTTTTGCGGATTACTTTTCTGTTACCTATACTGAATTCGCTACCCGCTAGGTGTACGCATTTTGCTTTACCACACCGTCCGAGTTTGCTTAATACTTCTTGTATGTCATCTACCAGTAGTTTGCTCGTCGTAGTGTAACTACTGGTACCACCCCTGTTTATCGAGCCATCACCTAAACGATACTCTTCAAGGAAAGCTTCAAGTACTTCTGGTGGGGCTTCTTTTATCTCCCTTGGTATTTTTTTGTTAGCCGCATGTACACCGCAATTAACTGCTAACCATTCACCTATAGTATTGTTCGATAATTCCCACCCGCTCCTACTTTTTGTTTCGCGCGCTACTAACCCCATACGTTTTAGTAACACACCTATCCGGTCGTATTTATACCCCTTATTTTGTGAGATATTTATGCGCCATCTACCGTTAGCTCTAACCTCTTTAAAAGTGCATCCTTCGGATACAAACCAGCCTAAAAATCTAGCCCAGTCCTCGAAGGTAAAAGAATACTCTTTATCCCTGCTACCCCCGTTGGGCATTATTAAGCTGGTTTTAAAACTTTTCGTAACGGGCGTACTACCTACCCACGTATTCGTCCTTTTTGAATTAAAATACCTAGGCAGGGCATCGTACCGCTGCACGCTATAGGCCGTAGCTTTTGGACTCTTAGCTAAAAGATTATGGTTATCAGTGATAGCAAAATTTATTCCCCTAGCAGGTTCGTACACATTTAGTTCGCCCTTAAAAGGGTAAGCGTGTAGATGTGTAATATCACCCCACTTGGCTATTTCACCATCTAGCGTAAGGACTTTTTCCGCACCAGTTAAGGCACTAAATAATTTCCACCCATCATCGGTGAGTATTTCTGTCTTGTCGTCAAAACAACCACCTTGTGCCACGTCCACACCAATAGCACACATCGGTACATTAACAGGCGGCACGCTTTTCCAGCGCTTTTGCGCCTCGCGCACCCAACTTGTAGGAATGGTTTGGAAAGCATTATCCGCTAGACCGGCGGTAAAACTACCGTCACGGTAAGCTGCGCGATACTCGGCTGGAAGGCCATCTAACGTAGCCCCATAATTCGTTGCTGCGAGGTCGGGATTGTCTGATAACTTGGCGGGGATGAAAGTCCTAGACCGCGCGTAGACTTCTTCATCATTGACGATATGTGGGCCTCTGCCATCTACTTCAACCTCTTTACCATCGTCGCCCGTGGTATACCAGCGGAGTTCACCATACTGAGCAGGGTTAGGGTGCGTTGGGTCTAACCATGCGCCCCAGCGTTTCAACACCCATAGGCCTTCTGGTTGTGTTGGGGGATTACCTGCGGCTACTATACGGCAACGTTGATTGATATCTACCGAACGATTCCAGCCGATGATAAAGGTGTACTGGCTTTCGGTAAAGTCACTGACTTCGTCAAAGCAGTATAGATCTTTAGGGTGCCCTTTACGTTTTTGCTTATCCTCTTCAAGCTGGCAACCACCAAGCTCAACTAACCGTCCATCTGATATGCGCCACATACCGTGTTGCGCGCTCCACCCGTCACGTGTGCCGAGGATACTAGCCATGCGCTCCACTAACCCGTCGACTTCTTTATTGGTGCGCCGCAGTATAAGCGAGTTTTGGTGCGCAGTAATCGCCAAGCCTATCTCAAGGTCGGTCTTGCCTCCACCCGCTTGGCCGCCGTAGAATATTTCGTCAGCTTCAGAAAAATAGGCCTCTATCTGAGGCCCGGGGTTAGGTACCCATTTCATGCTTTTGGTAGAATCCAAGGCGACCTTTGTGAGTTCGCCTTGGGCTTCTGGTGACAGGCTCGTGAGTTGAGCCAGTATTTCGTTTAAATTCATTGGGGAAAGCCAGTGAATACCGTTGGTGCGACGGCATAAGTAAGCTTTATGTAGTCGTTAGGAGCGAGCAACACGCTACCCGCTATTAGTCCAAGGATAAAATACGCGGCATTATCGCGGCTTACTGAAATTACCGTTACCGTGCCGCCGCTAATAACCAGCAATATAGGAAAGCCCGTAGTGTTTTGCCATGCCACTGTAGAAGCCGGCGGGGTAATAACTGCGGGTGCTGCTGCTGCATTACTATTGCCGCTTTGTCTCCAAGGCATTGTATCTCCCTTAAACTGCTACATCTACATTAAATACCGCTGAAGCCGGATTTACCGCGCCGACGGTGCAATTAGTACACCGTACAGTTACCGAAGCGCCTCCCGAAGTTACGAAGGCCGTGTATGATATACCTGCGCTTATCGCGGCTATCTTTACGCCCACGATACATTGGGCACCATCCCTGAAGGTTACGTTTGTCGGGGCTGCGATAGTAAGATCAGAGGTAGTATTCGCGGCTACGCTAGGGAAGTCTAATGTTGCACTTACCGTGTAGTATTCGCGAACAGAAGCCCAAGTACTCGGCATGAATGTCATCGTAACTGCTGTGGCATTGGTCAGACATGGTAGGTCTGCGCCTGTTACCGCGTCGCCTAGTACGAAAGTGGGAGTAGCACTTAGATTGTCTACTGACTTAATTACCCCCACTAAGGCTGCCGCGGCGGCCCCCGCACCGGGTATACTTACCGCGGTACCTATTCCTACATTTAACCCTGACACCGTTGATAGTGTAAAAGTAGCTCCTGCTCCGGTAGTACCTGTCACAGTACCCGCGCTAGTGGCACCAGTACCTTTACACCAACCCGTAGTAGCCTGAGTAGCTGCATAAAAGGCCACACCGGTATCTGAAGAGGCAAGCAAGTCGCCATTCTTAGACACCGAGCTAGCTTGTTGTGCGGCGGCTAGTAAACCACTCTGGCGGCCTTGGTTAGCTGACTGTGCCATACCATCCAGACGGTAGGGTGTGGCTGCTGTAGAAGCGTTCTTGCCGCCTTTTACCTGCGCCAGCCATTGCCTGTTACCATTCGTACCAATCGGTACGGTCATACTGCGTGCGGTACCATTGTCGTTGTTATACGCTGAACCCATACCTTGCAGTATGCAGTTTTCAAAGTCTGGTGCCAAGTCAGCATTACCACGATTGGCTACAATGCGGTACATTTCGCCCTTGATACCTACAGCCACATCCAGTGCCATGTCCTTGATAGATACCCCAATACCATTAGGCCCGATCACGGAGGGGTTGGAGCCGCATTCAACACGTACCACAGCGATCTTTGAGCTACCGAACACCGTATCACGCGCCATAGCTCCGTTAATCTCGAAGCGGTTGCCGTCAATGACGATAGCGCCTTCGTAGGAGATATAGCTAAAGTCTGCGTACAAGAATCCTAAGCCACCACAAGCAACGCTGTTAATGGTCTCTGCTGTAGCTGCGCCGCCCATATTCCAAGTACTACCGGCAATTTGCAAGCCCCCGACACCGAGTGAACCGATCTGGTGATCGTAGACCATCGTAATATTACCTGTACCTGCGCTAGTGATATCTATCGCTGTACCTGCAATCGCGTTGGCTGGGGTAGTAGCGAACTGGCATGTCTGCGCATCTACATAAATCGGGAAGTAGGCAACACCAGCAACTAATCCGCCCGGCATTGTGCCGTCGGAGTATAAGAAGACCGCATGCAGACTACCCGCCCCGTTACCAGTTGTGCCTGTCATAGCTTCACTTGCAATCAGTTGGGATGCACTGACGGTGTAAGTGCCAATACCGCCACGACCTGTACCAAGTGCAGTAATCGTAGTACCACCCGTAATACCTGCACCAGCTACGGTTTGCCCCACACACAGAGTGCCTGAAGTCATAGCCGTTACGGTCAGTACCGTACCCGCAGAACCGGAGCCATTATCTATTCCCGCGGTGTAGCTGGAGGGAGTGGTACCAACTGTAATCGGATTTTGTTGGCCGGAGCCGTACACAGTAGCCCGTGCTGACTCAAGGGTAGGACTAGCCACAATGATGTTCTTGTCATTGGTATAGGTGAAAGTATCTGCTGCTGCACTAACTGAAGCCACGTTGAAAGCAGCCATGAAAGAAGCTATTACAATGTTACCTGTGCTAGTGACGGTGTAAGTAATCGGACTCGTACCTGCGATTGCATTTGCTTGGGTACGATACAAGACCAAGTTATTCTGGTCAGTACCTTTACCCGCAAAGTACATCCCGCCGCCTTGAGTATCAAGCAGAGCTGCGCCACCATCACCGACGGTGGGCATTACCCCGGCTGCGGCGTTCCACATCAGTATCGCGGTACCGAAGGGTAGAGTAGGGAACTGTACGTTAGAACTGTTACCGATAGGTATCACACCCGTTGCGCCATTAGCGATAGCTGTAGTAAACATCGCTGGGGTAATAGTAGCAAAAGTTTTGTTAGCAACCGTAGTCGAACCCCGCACACGCATGGCGTATCCACCGATAGAATCAGCCCTGAAGCGGTTCATCTTGAGGTTCAAGTAGTACGGGATAGAGAAGCCGTCGCATTTTTGCGCACCACCCGTGCCGGTAGATGTACCCGCTACTGTTAACTCGTCAAAGTCTGTCTGGTTATCTATCGAAGTATCGAAGTACATGATCGCGGGGAAAGTGTTATTACCCGCTTTCAAGTTAATTCTGTGTATGCCACCCCATGGTACCGCGGTAAGGTATACACCACCCGTCCAGTAAATCAGTGGTTTGAAGTTGCCATCCGCATGAATCCAACGGCATGAGCCAGAGGTCGAGCCACTAAAGATAATGGTATTGTTAGGTAACTTATGACCGTTGGAGTAGTAGTTACCGTCGGCAAAGTCAAGGATGTAAGTTTCTGTACCCGCAGTATGTGGCAAGCTGCTACCAGTCAGATACGCAATCGCAGCATCAATGGCCGTTGTGTTAGTTGTCGCATCACCTGACGAGTTAGAAGCTTTTGCACCCCAAGCCCTTACAGGGAATCGTACCAATGAAGACCAAATTCGTATAAACCGCCCTGAGCCAGCTGTAGGTTGTATTACCGCGCCACCATCGTCTGCGGTAGACGAACCGGATTTGTAGTAGAAACCGCCACCACCACCGTCGTTATCTGCGTAGTACCCACGAACGAAGAGCGCTTGGCCGTCTGTTAGTGTCGCTACGTTTAAAGCTTTTAGCGCTGCGATAGTGGCTACCGTAATATCCGAAGCACCACCCCCACTACCAGCGGGTACTCCCCATGTAGCATCACCACGTAAAAATGTCGTAGTGTTATTAGGCGGCGTAGGAACCGCACCACCTACCGTAGCCGACATAGCTGGTAGATCGGAGTTTACCGCTGCCAATAATGCAGTGCCGTTGCCTTTTACAACACCCGTAACCGTAGTCGAAAGCGCGATAGAGGCATCACCAGTAGGTCCAGTGACTACCCCAGCTAACCCATTGCCAGAGGGAACCGCGACACTCGTTACCGTTCCGCTAGTGGATGTTGCCTTATCGCGCCAATTAGCCATTTAATGTGCCTCCACCGCAATACGCATCAACCGTAGAACCTGCGACGTTAGCCGAGCTTGCACTTACGACAACCTCGTACAACCCGTCCACGTCCATGATAAACCAGCCGCTTGCGGCGGCTGCTATCGTGGTCAAGTCACCACTAGCCCCGACCAGTAAGCCTTTAGGCGAGGTGTAATCCCCAGCTACCGAGTAGAGTGTCGCTAGTGAAGCGACGTTGGTTGATCGCACTTGGATAATGAACGCGTCGAGCGCTTGCACTGTTACATCCACTTGTACGAGGATGCGGGTTAAGCCGTGGCAGGGTATCGTTAACAGAACGGTATTTCCTGCTTGCGGTACTGCTACGGCTATATTGCGTGCGTTATACGCAGGTTTTTGGCCGCTGCTGCCAAAGGATTGTTGAGCCATACCGTACTCCTAGCTTAAGCGGTAAGTAACGAAAGTATTTGCCGCTGTTTTACGTGAGAGGAAAGCTGCTGATACCGCCGTTACAACGGTCATAGTACCAACCAGAGTGTGGCCTGTGTCTGCTGTAACGGTAACTGTGTTAGGGCCTGTGTTGATTAAGTTCCACTCAAAGGCTTCACCTATTAGCAAACCGGCAGCTGCGTCAAGCAATGTGCCTGTAGGCACTGAAGCGGCAACGGCTGCGGCAGAAGTGGAAGTCACGATACCTGTCAGTAAATCCGCTGCGAGCATTGAAGCTGTAGCGTTGATTGTGCCCGGTGCGCCTTGTAGAAATTTGATTGCGCCAGTGTCGTCCATTGACGGAACACGACGGCCATTGATAATGATGTGCCCTTGTGCGCCAATGCCTAAACGTTTGCCGTGTACGGATGTTAAGATAACTGCGGTTGCGGTCATGATGTAGCTCCTTTGAAAGTTATATGTGCTTCGGAGTAGTCGGATTTATACCCAACATAATCGGCACAATACACCAGCCAAAATAAAATACAACTACTTTTTTAGCATGCCGCTAGTGAGCAGAAAAGCAATGCGCCTTGCGATCTCGGTCTGGCTGGTTTCTTCTGGTACGAGGTCCTTGCCATCCTTGCCTGTCACTTCGACCTTATCGGTAAACATGCCTAGGTGCTTGCCAATGTCCACTAGCGCTGCACGCTTGTCAACCAGCTTGACCTTGGCCGTGAGTAGCTTATCAGTCGGGCCGTCACGTGTGGACTCAATGCCGGTGATAGACGCCGCGGTGTTATCGTCGAGTTCACTGATTGGCTTGAATTCGCCATTCTCGTCGTACAAATTGCGCACGTCGAACAAGGCAAGCTTGGATAGCTCGTTAAGTACTTGAGCCTTGTCGATAATTAGGCTACCGGCAAGTTCTTTACGTAATTCGAGAAGTCTGGCTTGGATATGCGGAAGTTTTTTTAACTTGTAGACCTCAGGATTTATTGCTCGCCAATGACCTTGGGTGTTATACGCCCGGCGGTATGACTCTACGCCATTGCTTGTGCGTATAAACTCAAGGCACCAAGTCTCTTGCTTGGCCGTCAATGGCCTAAGCTCTTCGAGCGGGTAGCCTACTAAATCGTCGTCATCAGTCATGGTGCAAGCATCTTACCCTTTTGGCAATAAAACACAATACCCAGCAAAAAGCTCCTGAATTGTCTTTATGCACTATTTTGGTGCAACATAATCAACACAGGAGCGATTTAAAAAGTGTAGCCAATGCTACGGTATTGGGGTTTTTAGCTAGTAGGGTTGAAAATCCTGACTCAGGCCATTACCAAATACGGCTAGTAAGAGCATTCCCACTATCCCGAGGTAGGCAAGTACTTCGATGGGTTTTAACCCCCGAAGGTGTTCAATGGTATTACGCATGCGATTAGTCATTTCGCTACCTCAGCTTCAGCCTTTGGTTCAACCTTTTGCTGACGGTAATTCATTTCTTCGATCAAGCAACGCGCTAGGTGCTGGATAGCGTAGGCCTGTATCTCAACGCCCGGATTAGTCTCGCCGATACTTTGCATCATGCGTTGGAATACATGCACCGCTTCGTGTACCAGCACGTCGTAGCTTGCGCCCAATGGAGCGCAGACGATAATGGCGCTGGGGAAGAAATGCGTTACCCCGGCAAAGATACCTTCGGCGCACCAAGCATCCATTTCACCGTGGGGGGTTTTGGCTTTGCGCTGGGCTTTGATAAATTCTTTCGGGCTAGTGCAAAGTGTCCAACCGATTGGGCAACCCTCGAAGGGTTCTTTCAGCCATCTAATTTTCATTTGTCAAATCTCCTAGTTGTGCAACCCGCAAAAATTGCGAGCTACCGATTTAGTAGTGGTTTTTCCCAAGTCGCAAAAAATACGCGTTGGAAAAATGCTAGTTTCACTATATGAAACAAAGTTGAGAATCCATGGTACACATGGTACACACCCCCTAAAGGGCGTGTGTACCGTGTGTACCTTTTTATGGCTTTTTCCACACGCCCACATGTGTACCCGTGTGTACCCGTGTGTACCCGTGTGTACCAAAAAAAAAGGGGTATCCGTAATATGTGGTTGATTTCTACTTTGTAGGCATATTCAATAATTGCTGTTTAAATTTAATTAACACTTCATTTATGGCTTTTGTTTCAGTAGAAATTTCCTCAATTGCCATGATAGTTTTAAGCGCATCATAACCATCAGCAGTTAAGCGAAGCATAAGCCGCTTGCCTCCAGATTTAATCAGCAGTTCAATGGATTTGTTTACGCGCTCAGTTGCGGATGGCAAAACTTTATTTGATTTTGGTCTAGCCATTTTAGTTGTTGATTCCATACTCATCATCGCATCATGTAGTTAGCAATGGCCTCATCGCATGCAACTTTAATGGCCGCCTCGCTTGGCTTGCCGTTATCTAAAAACACCCAATCTTTAAAGCCGATGTCTAAAGAAGTGATATACACCAGTTCACCTGTCTTTGGGTGAGCGCCTAGCTTTCAAATGGCTGAGGCTCTGTATCAACATCATCGCCCTCGTAGACTCTACAGATGAAGCGCGGGTAGCGAGTATGGGTTAGGAATTCCTGTACCTCAAAGCCTGATTCAGAAACCGCTTCACCCCAAATAAAGCAAGGCGTTAAAAGCGTTGTTTTGTTTAGCTGGCATTATTAGTCATTATCCATTGGATTTTCGATTAGGTAGATGGCCTGTTTGCGTAATTGACCGATTGTGGCTTGTGTTTTAGCTGCACCATGCAATCCGTATGTAGATTGCCAGTCGTAAGCATAACCGTAGATTTCATGAGTTAATTTATTATCAACACGCAATTCTAAACTTGAGCCGTTGTCGTTTACAGAGATTTCAACGTCTTGACCTTTGTAGCCAAATGATACTGTGTATTCTTTGTGAATGTTGCCTGAAGTTTGAAGAGTAGCCATGATGTCGTTTCCTTTAATCACCAGTTCTGCGGTGTGCCAGTTGCAGTTCGTTACTGCATGCTTCACATTGTATATGCCTACAATAACCGTGTCAATAATTATTTGTGTATATCTACAATTATTTTATCAACCACCAAATACGAATACCCCAAAAAAGCAACCCAACACGCAAGGAATTACAAGTTCGTTGAACCTAAATGCATGCGGTTTAGCTCTCATTTTAATTCACCCCTAAAAAGCATTTAACCAAGTAGCAAATCCTGTAGCCACCATATGAAATCCAGTCGTACCAGTGCCATGCGCGTATGACTATGTGCGTATCGTCTGGGATGCTTACCATCCATACCTTGATACCATTGACCCGTATCAGGTTAGCATGGGTGATGCCGTGAGCATTAGGCGTTTCAAGTGTGAACGTTTTCATCTTTTAATCCCCTTCTGAATAATAAAACCAGATCAGTCTCCACTTCGGAATCGTCTGGTAGTTTTACTACGACGGTATTCATGTAGTGCCCCGTGCGGATTATCTCTACCACGCAGTGCATAACTGAATGCCACTGCCAGCGCTCTACCTCTCTGATAGGTTCAGCCATTATTCGCAATCGCCCTGAAAAGCTGTCCTATCCAATTTGAACTGTTCTTTCTGCGCCGCCGATTGTAGTGTTGATAATGACCCCCCAACTTTTCCAATAGACCCAGCACCGGCTTCGACCCCAGCTTCAAAACACATTTTGAAATCGCCGAGGGTGTAGAACGGCGCGTATAAAAGACCCGACTCTTCTAGCCAATCCTTAAAGGTTTTCACAATGTACTATCCGCGTAGGGTTGGAATTCGTTAAGTTGATGCGCGAATATATGCACCACACCAGCGTCAACCACGAATATGTTAACAATGCGTATAATGACGCCGATAGTTTCGGCGCCCGCTTCTGGTACATTATCAGGGCCGAGCGCACCAACAGCATAGCATGCTTCAAAACGTTGCTCGTCTTTAGTGCCTTCGTAGGCGACGCTGTAAGCGCGTTGTAATGACTCCCCCTCATGAACGTATAGGCTAGCTATTTTACTAGCCTCTGGCAGCTTGCACGCCTCTGAGGTAAGGACAATATGCCCTTCTGTATCATTAGGCGCTCGTAGCTGGGTAACACCAGCATGGGCGAACAATGGCGCTAGTAAAAAAAGCAAAGCAATACCTTTAGTCTGTGGTTTCATCTTGAAGCTCCTTTATTTCCCAATGGTAATCGGGATGTGTTAGAACGCCCCAGATCGTAGCCTCTGGGATGGCTTTACTTGTAAAACGTGCGTGGCGATGCACAGCGGCATGGGCTACTAAAGCCCGTAAATTAGACGACAACTACGACCCCTCTACCAAATATAGATACTAAAACGGTAGCTATGAATAAAATGGCGATAAGGCCAATGAAAATGCATACGACTTTATCCTCTCTTACACCTTTAGTACCCCTGAGTATTTTTCGTTTTGCTTGGTACAGCTTGATCTCAAGCTCAGTTTGAGTAAGAGGCTTGTTACTGTAATACGCCCTACAGCGCTCGGTGTATGATCTAAACATCTTAATTATCCTATGGTAGGTAAACGATTATGGCCACTAGGCCAATAGCGGTAAAGGCTAACGATAGCCCTGTTATAGTGACGATAAACCAATCACCCTTGTACCACTTCATGGCGCGTTGCTCGTCTTTGTATCGGGCAAGTAGTTTATCGGATCGGGTGATGCCGTGATGATCGCCGTAGTTTTTAACCACTTTGTTTCTCCTTCGTAACTATAACAAGCGGCGACCAGATACCGGCCAGTGCATCCCAAGAGCCCTTTTCATCGCCGTCGTAAGCTGGCTCAAGGTGTTCTTCTTTAGGACATAACTCGCAGTACGCCTTCGCAGGACCAAGCCACATATGGGGTAAATCAATGGTGTAACCGAACCATTTATTATGGCCGTTATCAAAAAACTGTCTAACGGATTGGATGGTCGTTACTTCACCGATAGCTTGCGGAAAGTTGTCGCTCTTAACAACCCGTACTTTCTGGCCTATTCGGAATTTATCCATTTTGTTTCTCCTGGATTCAATTTACGATTAGACAATAGCAGGTGCTACAACGTATGTCAACTACTTTTAACGCAATTTAAATTTATCTCTACACCGTGCGCATACATCGTTAACCAGCCTAGGGCTTTCCTCACCGCAGCGTATGCATTCACCTGCCTCGCCTATCGGCATATCCCTTACCTGCTCTCTGACGTACCTAGCGGCACGATCATAGGCCTTTTCTAAATCGTCGTTGGCGTTATCGCATTCATCGGCCATTATAGTAACCCTCTAACTTTCATTGCGTTTAAGAAAATATCTTGTATACTCTGCTTACCTTCCACCCGCGCGATAACCATTTCATCGGCGGTATCGCGTGCAATTATATTATAAACGAATACGGGCCTGTCATACCCAGACTGAAGCTGTCTTACCGGGCCAATTCGTTCTAGTATCTGAAGCCTGTTTTCTAATGACCAGTCATGTGAGAAGAACACGATGATATTCCCACCATGTTGCAAGTTAAGCCCATGTCCGGCCGACGCTGGATGGGCCAATAGGATTGGTATCTTACCCTTATTCCAAGCGTCAATGGTAGCCGAACTAGCGTCTAGCTGTCTGGCGGTTTTAAAATGCTTAAGTAGCCTAGCCAAATCGGATTTAAAATGGTAGGCCACCAGCACGGGCATCCCCGCCGATTCTTCTATGATAGACTCAAGCTCTTCCATCTTCAGGTCATGCACTACTTTCCATTCCTTACTGTGCTTGCGGTCTAAATCGCTTTCGGTAAGCGGGTCCACGTAGACTGCGCCAGAAGCAACTTGCAAAAGCTTTTGGGTTCTGGCGGCTGCGTTGAAGACTTCGATCTCGTGGCCTTCAACTTCCATGAACATTTCGTCTTCCATGTCCTTGTATAGCTGACGAGCGCGTATCGGCAAGTCTACGTAGCGGTTAGATACTATCGGGTCTTTGAGATCGAACCAGTCCTTTGCGTCAATGGTCAGGCATACGTCATGCAGGACGTCTTCAATTTGTTTCTGAGCATGCTCCAAGGGTTCTGACCCAAAGCCGTTGAAAGCACGCTGAAACCATCGGCTAGTAAAAGACGTAAAAGTCCTACCGAGGCGATGGCCCCCATCTATAAAATAATTCTGCCCCCATAAGTCGATTAAACCATTCGGCGCGGGCGTTCCAGTTAGGTTAATAAAGCGCTTTATTTTTGAGAAAGCTACGGTAGCCAAAGCTTTAGTACGAACACCCCCCTGCCTAGTCCTGAAGTTCTTTAACCGCGTAGACTCGTCGGCTACCACGGTAACGAAAGGCCAGCGCTCGCCGTAGTATTCCACCAACCAGACGAGGTTATCATAATTACAGGTATAAATATCGGCCTTGGTATTACAAGCTCCTATGCGGTTGGCGGCATTACCGACAATAGGACTGACTCGCAAGTGCTTTAAGTGGGGCCAATCGCGTACTTCTTGAGGCCATGTGCTTTTAGCAACGCGCAAGGGTGCTAGGACTAACGCGGGGAAAACGTCTTCGAGTAAGTTTAAATCCTCTAAGGCGGTTAGGGTTGATACCGTTTTTCCTGCGCCCATGAAACAGAAAACGCTACAGCGCTTGTGTCGGATGATGTAGTTAACTATTTGGGTTTGGTAGCCCCTGAATTTACGTCTGTCTAGCATTATCGGTTCCTTGGGTACGCTCTGTTCTTTATTCTTCGGCAAGCGTCGCAATATGAAGCGAGACAACCAGATTTTTTATTACGCGCCCTAGGTAAGACTTTACACATAGGGCAGATAGGACTCAGCACCGTGCCGCCTTGTAGTTCAGGCTCTTGTAGTATTTGCTGAACTATGTCAGCTAGGCGCACGTTAAAACTTCAGCTATGAAATCATCAACACCTTCTAAGCTATTAATCACACGGCAACGTACGCCATGCTTGGTCAAACGGATACGTTCCCGTATCTGGCCGGGGCGCTCTACTCCGTTGGGTCTTTTCAGTTCCACTAACCACACGCCATTGAGCGCTACGAACCTGTCCATCGCGTGCGCCCTACCTATCCACTGCACTTTACGAATCTCGCCTTTGTGATGCTTAACCATTTTCACGAGGTACTGTTCAATATGGTATTCTTTCATGGTAGCTCCTGTCATAAAGGTTCAACTAAAACAAGCACTGTCTTTGCGTCTGGTACTTTTGCGAATATCGTCTGGCGAGCAGACTCTATGCTATCGGCCCCCTGCACTTTGCAACACGACGAGGTGCCGTCGCGATAACGGATTACAGTCAGGTAGGTTATCATTCGCTAAACCCCGGTTTTGTTTGCTTGCCAATCGTCATACTGAGTCCATGCCGGGCCGAGCATGTTAAAAGTCTTATCGGCTATCCCGAAACTAGGCTTCACCTCACTCCAAAGTTTTGCGCTATGGTGCTTGTACCGTGCGCCTATCTCGACTAGGGCGGTATTCCTGAGGGGATGCTCTACGGGCAGGTCGGCCAGCATCATTTACTAAGGTCCTCGAATTCGTCATCCTGCATTTTGCAAACGTGGGCTTTTTTATGCTCTACTAATCTGTACTTGGTAACACCGTCAGCGGTATATACCTCTTGCCACTCAAGATCGGTAGCTCCGCAACGTTCACATGTTACCTGCAAATTGCGTTGGTTTTGCTTTCTACCGTAGATTATTCTGTCTTCATTATCGTCAAAGTAGCTCATAATTATTTCCTATATCTGTATGAAGTGAAGCCTTCAGCGGCCAGTGGCAAACCCTCTGCCCAATCCGGTACTGTAGCCATAAAAGAAGACAAGCCCTCGTGGGTATACTCTTCGGTATCTGGTACTTCGCTGACGATTTCATCATGGACTACGAGTACAGCTTCGTAGCCATTCTCTTCAGCGAGTAGCTCACCGTGTTTAAAAACGTCGCGTGCGCCAGCTTGACTTATATTTTCAGCTAGTTTCCCACCCCATGTAGTAAGTCGCTCCCATTTACGGGTATACATGTGCACTCCCATGAAACTTATCGCACCCTTATCGTTTATTCGTGGGTAGGGAAAGCATAACGAACGTCCAGAAGGCATTATAATTCTCAACCACTGTCCATCCCGTCGGGCTTTGAACGCACCATAAGAGAAGGTCTTACTGGGTGTGGCGATAGCTTCTACGGCGATATGCTCAAGCCCTGCCCATAACGCGACTACCATCGGATGGGCTTGCCGCCAAAGCCTCTTGAATGCGTCGCAAACAGTAAAGGCCTGTTTAGACATGCCAAGAGTAGAGCGACGTTGTTTTACAGTCCAGTCATAAAAACCTTCTGCCTCTTTGCGTATATCAACGGGTAGGGTAGGGTAGGCGATCTCGCCTAATTCTTCTAAGTCAAAGCCATATCCAGCAGCTCCGGTGAAGAAAGCGCCAGCGCCTCCCCCGTAAGATAGAAATAACTCTTGTACTTTCCCAATTGAACGCTGATGCTTGTCTACCTCGTCAGGGTCTATCTTAAAGCTCTTGGCATAAGCCAGTTTATAAAGGTCAGGACCGATACCCGCGTCGAAGTCTTCGAAGGCTTGAAGCTTCCATGTCTCCCCCGCGGCCCAAGCGATATACCGCCCTTCAATGTTTGACAAGTCGGCTACTACCAGTTTTTTACCCTCAGGCGCACAGATAGCAGAACGAATGCATGAACTGGTTAGTTGCATAATGTTATCGTATACGAGATCGGCACTGTCTAATTTCAGTAAGCGTACCCCGAGGTCGATATCGTCTTGGGGTAGCAATTCTCTTGAGGGTAGATTTTGGACTTGGATATTGCGCCCAGCATCACGCCCGGTGCGGATAGCCCCAGAAAACTGGATTAGACCACGTACTCGGCCATCGTCGTTCACGGCTTTGAGCATGGCTTTATACTTACTGGTGCTAGTGGTGCTGACCTGCAAGCGCATTGCCAATAGCTCTTTTAACTCTCTCGGTAAATCCGGGTCTTCCAAGCGCCGTTCAATAGTCGCCATCTGTAGATTAGGTAGCGAAACGCCATATGCTTCGAGCATATAGTCCAGCATCTTATCCCGTTTGGAGGTACTCTCCAACCCTTCACCAAGGCCGTCGTAGTTGGTTAACTCCTGTGTGCGGTCTTTCAGTGTGCGCTGAGCCTTATCAACCGCTCTAAGCGCTCCCTCTGCAAGTCCAACATCAATAAAAGCTCCTCTATCATTACGCCGTTGGTCAGCGTACCAATACTCCAACTCGCTTCTAGTGATATTCCATTTTGGGAGTATACGATCAAGTTCCCGCATCGAAGTAATGTCTGATCGAGCGTAGTCAATGAATTGTTGCCATTTTTCGGGGTGTGAGACATGGGTATTCCTTACGCCCTTATTAGGCTTGCAGAAGAAAAGAATGAGGGCCTTACCCTCTTTGTGCTTGGCTTGTTCACCGAGCTTAAAAATATCGCAGAGCTTATCTAGGCTACCCGGTAGCCCGTGTTGCATGGCCCGTACCATCGTGCAACGGAAACGTTCAATCGGTACGATATACCCTAATGTAGTACGTAGAATATTGCGATCAAACTGTGAATTGTGGCAGATAATGACTACGTCCGGATTGTCCAGTGCAGCGTCCAGATCGTTGGGGATAAGCGGGTTTTGAGTAGCATCCCAGACTTGCACCGGGCCATCGTCAAAGGCGTAGGTAACGATCATGCACTCAGCGTCAGCCGTGTAGCGATAACCCCCATTGCGGATGGGGGTTTCAGAATACGTTTCCGTGTCAAGGTAGAGTTTAGTCATTTAGCCCTAAGCACCACATCTATGTGGATAGCCGCTGAGTACTTCGAAGAGTTTGGAACTTTAACTAACCCTGTGAAGGTCTTTTTAACCTCTCCAACGAGTTCAAAACCCTTAGCTAGCTTACGCTGTAGTACGATATCCGAGGTTTCTTCAAGGACTTTATTTGTCGATACTAAATCGCATCTAGCGGCTTCTTCAGCCGTGAAATATTTTATAGTACCATCTGACCAATCAAAACCCTCATTTGGGCTTGCTTCAATAACATTGATAAATTCGCTCATGTTACTTTCCCAGTTAAAATTAGTGTTGATAAGTTGCTTCGATTCACCCTGAACCCAGTTGCCAGCGCCTACGGGTGTTTACTCTGCTATGCCCTAGTGAATATGTTCTTGTGGTGGCTAGGCCTACTGCTAACAGAGCATCGAAACCTTTTACCGTGATATCAGCCACGGCTCACGTTTACAACGCTTTCCCGCCCATAAGACGGTACTGGTGGAAAAGTACGCTCCACTTCCCAATAATTTGCTTTTTAGTGGGCTAGCTAAACAACCTGAAGGTTGCGTTGCCGGGAGGGCGCCCGTCAGCTAGCCCACTAAAAAGCCCTCATTTCTGAGGACTGGTTTACTACACTAAATCGTCGTCATCCACGGCCAAGGACTCGAACTCGTCATCACCGGCGGGTGTGCCACCGGCAAAAGCATCGCCGTCTTTATAGAATTGAACGCCACGTAAACTAGCATTGATACGTTTGCCGAATGCATTGTCCTGCGCATATAGCTCAATGTGAGCTACGACGTAGCATCCACCATAGGGCTTACCATCGGCTTCGATCAACTCCGTCCTGCCGTCGATATCTCGGATAGTGGGCTTAACTTTATTACGGGCGTTGACGAAGAAGTTACCTTCGTAGCCTTCATACTGAGCTTTTGTATCCCCGTCGTGGATAGCGAGCTTATCGCCTTTGACGAGAGCTTTATAAATAGGCTCCCATTTAGCGCCCCATTTTTCCTTGGCAACGGCTTCACAGGCGTCGTCTAACACTTTTTTAGCTGGGTGATCTGGCGGAAAAATAAAAGCGGCTGAGAAAGCCTTGTCGCCACCGTCGAAGGAACCGGGGGTAAAAATCTGAGGGAAAGCCAGACGTACATTTTTAAGTTGCAATTTCATTTTTTGAATCTCCAATTTGGAATATTTACTTTTAAAAAATCCCACTCCGAAGAGTGGGTTTTGCTACTAGAGCAAGAGTATATAGCTTACGCTACTTAACTCGTTTTGTCAACCCACCAAGTCATCTAATTCATCGGTCAAATCGACCATATCGTCGGCCACTGGGGTGATAACCATGGCTGGCCGCTTATCGCTTGCTGGTGCTACGCTAGGGCCACCGTCACGTTGCACGATCAAAGGTATAATTTTATTCCAGCGTTTAGGTGAATCCTTAAGCACCTTTTCTATCGCTGTAGGCGTAGCCAGTTTCATGTTATACATTTCGTCGACCTTCAGTCGCATGGCCTTGAGCGCGGCTTCAGCGGCTTGTTCGTCATCCCACGACTTATTACCCTTGCGGCCTTGTACCAGCTTGAAGTCTGGCACGGGTGTACCTAGCAGGAGCAAGCTCTCAACCCCGGCACGTACGGCCTTGCACCATCCTTCGACCAAGCCCACGGATTTGAGGCGTAAGCTTAACTCTTCAGGGTCTAACCCCTTAACGTCGGTAGCCTCTTCAGTCAGGTCTTCAAAATCAGCGCCAACTAGTTCTTCGATATGCGCACTTAGCTTTGGGCAAGTAGCTTCAGCCTTGCACCATCGGCAAGCGTCTTCACTAGGTTTGAGATAACTGTCAAACCAACCTTCAGTAATAAGGCCGCCTTCTTCATAGCTGTGCGTAGCTGCGCGGACATTTATGACCGAGTCATTTACACCTCCCCTGAAGTCTGACATTTGGTCAAGTGTCTGCACCTCCTCAGAAACATGGCCTAGACGGGGCTGGTGGATTACTTTACGGACAAGCTTGAAGTCATGGATAATTTCATACTTATCCATCGCGGCCAGCCCGTAGATACCCAATTGTGGATTACCCTCGGCCTCAACTTTTACACCCTTGCCGAACTTAAGATCAACGACGATTAGCTCGTCATCGGTGATAATGACGGCATCACTCGTCCCACCGGCGTCCTCTTCGCCTGTAATGTTTTCTAGGCTTAACCGTTGCTCAACATGCAGCACGCCACCGGTAAGATTAACGATACCACGTACATAGTCTAGGTAACTTTGCACATGCTCTGCGAAGTCGGTACCTACCGTAAGCTTATACCGTGGCGTTTTTTCGGTGTGGATTGAGAAAGCCTCGCCCCATTCACCTACGTAAATCTCACGGCCTAGGTACTCGGCAGCGTTAGTGTCCAGAGTCAGACACACCGAGGCGAGGTAATGCGCCGCAGTGCCCTCGTCAGAAAAATCACTGTTCGTGTTCGGTAGCCCCCGTGAGAGGACTACTGAACCGGGGCAGTGCATCCAGCGCTCAGCACTGGATGGACTCAACTCTGCGTGCTTAGCCATTTAAAAGACCAACGGTTTTGTCGTAGAGTTCCGCGTAAAGATCAGTATTGGCTAGGCTTATTTTAGCAATGCCATATTCTTTTAACAACGTGACAGCCGCAGGTCGGTCATGTTCAACGAGATCGGTGAACTTGGTTGCCAGCATTTTTAAGGTAACTATTTCTTCTGGCTCGCCGCCGGTCAAGTCGGCCTCTTCAACTACTTCTGGCTCCGGTTCAGTCACAGTCGAAGAAGTATCGGCAACCACCTTTGTTTTTACAGTAGTCACAGGTTTTTCTGACTTTTTTACTTCGGTAGGCTCATTCAGTACCGAGGGTACATCCGGGCAGTTATTAAGTGCGTTGGTGAGACTTATAATTGCGCTCGTAAGCGCCTGTAAATCTTGTTCTAATGGCATTGTGTTACTCCTTGGTTATGGAAAGTTGTTTCATGCGTCTTGCGCATTCCTGTGCCCCTTGGTGGGGCTTGTACTTGTTACCCGTCGGTACTACTTTACGGTTGCGTTTTAGCTTCTTTACCGTACCACCACGATACGCACCGGGTAGTCGCTAGTACTGCGGTAAGCGTAGCTAACAGATTGGATATTTTCATTAGATTACCTCTGCTTTCTTGAGTTTACCTGTTTCGCCGTCGAAGGTGAGTTTCAGGTTGTTGATTCCGCCGGGGGCGTCTAGCGTACTGAATCTCGCGGCTACAACATCATAGTAAAGATCACCGTTAGGGTTATCGGCTAGCAGGGGTATATTGCTCTGATTAGCGAAAACGTTGTAGTTAGCAATACCGCCGTAGATTACCTTATCTGGCTTTACCTCGGGTTTAATGCGGTAACATTCTACGGGATAACACCAGCTATAAAGCACGGAAGAAATAGTCCACTTGTCACCCGTTTTAAACTGGATAGTCTTACCAGCGGCCTGAGCCGCTTTCAATTCCCGATGAGGGTCGTAGACACGGTACTGGCTACTGTCGAAAAAATACGGATTCGGGTCACGAAACCAGTTACCCCTATGCTCAAGCTCAATCTGAGCACCATCGGCCCAAGCCTTGATTACTTCGCTATGTACGTGTTTAGTCATTTTTATCTCCTACTTGATAATATTCTACGGAAAGGGTCGCAAGAACTGACGTGTAATGCTGCGCCCCCGTTTAATTGTTGCACTACCCATGTTAATTCCCGACGTAATTCGTCAGGCGTCAGTTCGGTGACCAGAACACCTATGGGGCCTAACTCAGGCCTAGTCCATATCGTGTTAGCTCGTTTAGGTACTTTACTAATCTCTAATCCAAATAATTGCATGATTTTCTCCGTTAAAAAGACCAGAGCCTTAAGCTCTGGTTTATGGGGTATCTAAAAAAGTGCTTCTGCTAGTGGCTATTTTCGGCCTTTAGCTGGTCGGCTTGGGCTTGGAATACAGCCGCACGTGGGTGGTTCTGTGCTTTTGCTTCATCGGCCTTGGCCTGTAAAGCGGTTATGGCATCGTGGACACGAGCGTCATTGATGTTTCTAATCGCGTGATTTCCGTACATGGTATATCTCCTGTATTGATTATTTAAAAATTAAGTATTTGTTACTAATAAGTAGCTAGTGTAGCAGTCGCTAGTGTAGCAGCCGCTATTATCGTTTGTCAAGTGTTTATTTCAATCTATTTCATACCCATGCGAACCGACTAGGGCATTAACATCGGCCCAGTCCTCATCGGACGGGGTTTTAAGCGCTTGGCTGATCTCACGGCCGTACTTTATGTCGTTGCGCTTATTAAAGTGTTCTGGGGTTTCGTACGCGCTTCCATAGCGGTCAAGTACAATTCGTTCATTCGGATGGTGTTTCATTTTAATTCTCCTCGGTAAGTGGTACGGCCTTTGGGCGGGCGAAGAACATATTACCCATTACTCTTACGACTTTAGTGCTACCAAATAAATCAAGTAGCCATTGGTCAAATTCTAACCTGAATTTATCGGTAACTAAAACGTCAGGGCTGAGTTTTAGTACCGGTACCGTATCCGCTAATACCGGTGAAGAACGTAGTTCTAACGCGTTAATAGTAATTTTCATCATTCACTGCCTTTTAGTTGATAGTAAAAGATGGTGCACAGTAGCAACTGCTCTTTTAAATTCTAAGTTGTAACTTATGGCAGCTTCTCTATCTAACTCTTCTATCCACCATTGACCTTCTTTAAAATTTCCAATTGGTTCTGGATAGGTAATAATTTCTTCTTCGTTAATCATGTTTAGCCTTCTATCGTTTCGTCTTGATTGTCAGATTCATCTTGTCCAGCAGAGAAATCGCATGAGAAACATTCCCATTTGCCTGTAATGATGTTTTGAGTAACACTACCTTGATGGCATTTAGGGCAACTAAAACTTAGCTCTCTATCTTCTGGAATATCGTCAAAGCTCATTTCAATCTCCTGTGTTGTTTAGTTTAAGGGGTTACTATCCCATTCGTTACATTTATATGCTTAGGGCAGCAGATACCTTTTGTTTCACAACCAATGCTTGGTGATATTGTCGGATTTTCATAATCACCATTCCAATGCCATACTGGATGCACCGCTGCTTCCTTTTTAATCTCAACAGAACACGTGCCTAGTCTAGGGCAGAACTGAATAAAAGAAGTTTTGTTTGGTGCAGTGGTAATACAAAAATCACCTTCTTTTTTGATTGCATAGGGTGTACTTACATTTGTCATTTTCATATTCTGTTATGTATCAGTATTTATTAAAAGTGCAAATGCACCAGATAAAAAATATCCTGCCTGCCAAAATTCACCATAATGTCCTAGTGTTGTCAAACAAATCCCTGAAATAAATACAACTATTGCCGAGTTTTTTTTCATGTTTATTCCTTCTCTTTACGGATATAAAGCTTTGCTATATTAGTTATGTGCTTACCAATATCAACTATTCCACCATATACAACCCCAACTTCTTCAAACTGTTTCTCTACATATTCATCTAGGTGAGTGGTGGAGGTTGGTATTTCTATCGCAGTCTTGAGACTATGACTATATGGATTTATTCTATCTGCGTATAACAAAGCCTCTAACAGTGTCTTAACCGTTAGCTCATTCTCTACACAATGGCGCTCTAGCGCTGCGATATACACCATTCTTGCGAGGAGAGATATGTCTTTGGCTCGATGTTTTAAAACTCTTAAACCTTCATCGTCAGGTAACCAGTTTTTGTATTTTTGTAAGTCTTTAATCGTAAGCTCGGCAGCGGATAGTTCGGCTTCTTGTTTTGCAATTTTATTCAATAGCTCTTGTACGATTGCATTGTCTTTTATGTTAGTCATGGTAATTTCCTTATTTAAACGTGGTATACGCTTCAATTAGCGTTACGGGTATGAGCAGTAAAGTACAGTAAGGTAGAAAGTAAAAGCGCGTCGTAGATGTTCATTTTTCGTTCCCCCCATATCCGAGTGCATTTAGTAAAGATACGAGTTTAGGGTAAAAGGCCAAGGCTTTTTCCCCGTCAAAACTTTTTACTTCCGCCAATGAAAACGCATACCATTCGGATATTTTATAGAGTTTGCAACCAACTTGAGCAAAATCGGCGTAGATCGTCACATTATACTCAAGGCCGATTATACTAGTTGGTGATCTTTCGACCCGTGCGCTACCGGAGACCCGTGCGCTACCGTAGACCCGTGCGTTACCGTAGACCTGTGCGTTACCGTAGACCCGTGCGTTACCGTAGACCCGTGCGTTACTGGAGGCATGTGCGTTACCGTAGACCCGTGCGCTACCGTAGACCCATGCGCTATCGTAGACCTGTGCGTTACCGTAGGCCTGTGCGCTACCGGAGACCTCTGCGTTACCGTAGACCCGTGCGCTATCGGAGACCCGTGCGTTACCGTAGACCAGTGTGTTACCGTAGACCCGTGCGTTACTGGAGGCATGTGCGTTACTGGAGGCATGTGCGTTACCGTAGACCTCTGCGTTACCGTAGACCTCTGCGTTACCGGAGACCTGTGCGTTACCGTAGACCTGTGCGCTACCGGAGACCTGTGCGTTACCGTAGACTTGTGCGTTACCGTAGACCCATGCGCTACCGGAGACCTCTGCGTTACCGTAGACCCGTGCGCTATCGTAGAGCCGTGCGCTATCGTAGACCCGTGCGTTACCGTAGACCTGTGCGTTACCGGAGACCTCTGCGTTACCG